TTAGAGCATGGGATAAGACTCAAGGTCGCGCCAATGCTGCAGTCTTTAAGTCTATTGAAAACACCACAGCCAAGTTCAACCGCCGCACAGCAATGGTTGATGTAAGGAGAGCCGCATGAGTAATGTAGCCATTAACATTGCCGCGGAGTTCACAGGCAAACCAGCTTTTAAGAAGGCTGAGACAAGCATCGGGCATCTAGAGAAGCGCACAAACAATCTCAGCAAGACTCTCACTCGTACCTTTGGAACAGCAGCTATTGTTGCTTTTGGTCGTGCTTCTGTTCGTGCTTTTGCAGAAGATGACAAGGCAGCAACCTCATTAGGTCAAACTCTCAAGAATCTTAATCTTGCTTATGGCTCAAACATTGGCACAGTAAATGGATACATTTCACGCTTAGAAGCGCAGACAGGTGTGTTAGATGATGAGCTTCGTCCAGCTATGGATCGTTTACTTCGTGCTACAGGCGATGTCGCTAAATCTCAAGAATTACTCAATCTTGCTCTAGATGTTGCGGCGGGCACAGGTAAGAGCGTTACTCAGGTCTCACAAAGCTTGCAGAAGGCTTACCTAGGGCAGACTCAAGCATTGGGTCGCTTGGGTGTTGGTCTGTCTAAGGCAGAATTAACATCATCATCCTTTGAGGAGATCCAGCAACGCCTGACCACTTTGTTCGCGGGTCAGGCACAAGCGGCAGCCGAAACCTTCGCAGGTCAAATTGATAGACTTACCATCGCTGCTAACAATGCCAAGGAAACTATTGGCAAGGGTCTTTTTGATGCAATCTCATCTCTTTCAGGTGGTGGCACTACAGCGGCAACAGACAACATCGATAAGCTTGCTAAAGGCATTGCAGATAGCTTAAGTAATGCTGGAGCACTTATTGGCAAACTAGAGGATCTAAAACCTGTCTTGATTGCTGTCGGTGTAGTAGCGGCAGCAGCTTTCTTGCCTTTGACCACAGCTATTGCAGGTGCTATCTGGTTGATGGGCGACCTTAATAAGAGATTAGATGAGCAGTCCTTTCGCAAGGGCATCATGCCTAAGTCATTCTCGACTCCTATGACCATCTCAGGTCAGGTAGATAACCGAGTTCTCAAGAATCAGAAGCAAGTTACAAAGCTAACTAAAGAGCAAGCCGCTAACCAAGCCAAGATCCTTAAGGATAAGAAGCTACAGGCAGCAATCGACAAGGCTAACCTTGCCCTCAACAAGGGTCAAGAAATCTTTGACATGGACAAGATTCAGGTCGCTGCTGCTCTGGCTAACCAAGCCGAGCAACTAGGCAAGGCAACTAATGGCGCACAACTTCTACAGATCGCTAACGATACTGCTCGCCTTAATGTCAAGAAGTCAATCTCTGAACTAGAAGATGCAATTGCTTCTAAGGATGAAGCCGCTATCAGACGAGCTACTGCAAAACTCAATGAAGATCTAAAGGTGCTTGGCACATTACAAAAGCAAGATGCTAAGTTACAAGACATTCAATCAATCCTTGATAGCCTTCAGCCTAAAGATTTAATCAACTTGCAAAACCTTAAGGATGCTCTTGATTTATTAGGTCAAATCAATCTTGCACAGACTGGGTCAAAGAAAGCTCCAGCCCTAGGTGGAGCTGGTGGCATGACAGCAGAGGACAAGCATTTAAGTAATCTGGCATCTCAGGCTATTACAAATCTGACAAAGCCATCATTGACTAACACTCCTTTTGCAGAAGGTGGATTGTTCAATCTTGAAGATGTTGCTCGTTCATCCTTGCTCGCTGGTCTATCAGGTGGAGCTGGTGTAGCTGGTGCGGTAAGCGGTTCACGCTATGCAGCACAAGCGGCTAACCAATACAACATCACAGTTCAGACTGGCATTGGCGACCCTAACGCTATTGCAGAAGCGGTGACTCAAGTCATTCAAGATGCAGTAGATCGTGGAACTTTACGAGCTGGGGCTTACTAATGACATGGCTTCCAGAGTGGCGAGTTACAGTAGGTGATGATGTCTATACGACTGTCACCTCTGTTTCCTTTGCATCTGGTCGCTTAGACATTGATCGTCAGCCTACTGCTGGCTATTGCCAAGTAGAGATCATCAATACAGATGGCTCACCTTTTACCATCAATGTCACAGAGCCAATCCTTCTAGAGCTTAAGAACTCATCTGGCACTTATGTCACTGTATTCGGTGGCGAAGTTTCAGACTTTAACATCGGAGTGCGTAGCCCTGACGAGACTGGCTACATCACAACAGGCAAAATCTTGGGCATTGGAGCATTGTCAAAGCTAACTAAGGCTGTTTATAACACAGCCCTTGCAGAGGGCTTAGACGGAGCACAGATAGCCGCTATCTTAGGCAATGCGCTTAACCTGACATGGGCTGAAGTAACACCTACAGACACATGGACAACCTACCCACCTACTGTTACTTGGGCAGATGCAGAGTCTTACATCGGCACAATTGACTCAGGCTTCTACACGATGATTGCTTTAGCTGCTAACGCTTCAGCCAAGTCCCAGACCCTTGCAGATCAGATTGCTACCTCTGCCCTTGGTCAAATCTATGAGGAAAAGGACGGAGATGTTTCCTATGACGATGCAGACCACAGATCTAACTACCTCGCAACAAATGGCTTTACTAACATCGATGGCTCGTATGCAACTCCCACATCTATCACAGCAACAACTCAGACTGCTCGCATCCGTAACAGCCTTATCTATCGCTACGGAACAGGATACGGCTCAACCTACAGCACCTCAGATGCGGACTCTGTAGCCTCTTATGGGCTCTTTGAGCGTTCATTCGACTCTAACATCAAGAACCTTACAGACATCACTGACATCGCCTCTAGAGAGCTTAATCTACGAAAGAACCCACGCGGGTCATTGGGAGCGATTACCTTCCGCCTAGACAATCCCGACATGCCTAGCTCGATGCTTGACAACCTTATCAATGTCTTTTTCGGTCAGCCTGTCTTGATTACTAACTTGCCTTCTAACTTGCTTGAAGGTCAGTTCGATGGCTTCGTGGAGAATGTCGCCCTTCGTGCCACTCCGACATTCGTGGACATAACCCTTTATGTCTCAGCGACAGACTTCTCACTATCGACAACCCAATGGGAAACAGTATTGCCAGCCTCACTTATCTGGACTGGCGTAAATGGTACACTTAACTGGACTAACGCGACTGGAGCACTAACCTAATGGCATCTACAACGAACTATTCGTGGAGCACCCCTGACAATAGCGGTCTCGTAAAAAATGGGGCACAGGACATGCGCACCCTTGGTAATGCCATTGACACCTCAGTCTGGAACATTGGCTTTGGTCAAGCTGGCAAGAACAAGATCATCAATGGTGACATGAGCATCTGGCAGCGTGGCACATCATTCTCAAACATCTTCGGAGTTTACACAGCTGATCGATACATCTCAGGCTATGGCACAGGCGGTACACAGTCAATCGCCCAGCAAGATGTAACAGGTGCAACAGGGTTGCCTAATCACATTCGATGGGCAATGCGTTATTCAACTACTTCAGCTGCCTCTGGTCAATACAATGTCACACAGCGCATTGAAGATGTCCAGACACTTGCAGGACAGACTGTAACCTTTAGCTTTTATGCTCGTCGAGTATCAGGCACAGGTACAACTATTAGACTTAATGCCTACCAATTATTTGGCACAGGTGGTTCAACATTTACACAGCCAGCAACAGACATTGACTTTACAGTTACCAATAGCGATTTCCAGCGTTTTAGTTACACATTTACAATGCCAGCAATGACAGGAAAGACAATCGGCACAGGCTCATACCTAGATTTCCGTCTGGGTTACCCAACTGCTGTGTCAGTTTTCGATGTCACAGGCTGGCAGCTTGAGTCTGGCTCAAAGGCAACTCCATTCCAGACTGCAAGCGGTGGATCTTTGCAATCTGAGATGGCTATGTGCCAGCGTTACTACTTCCGAGCAGGTGGAGATAGCACTTATCAACCTATGGCTTGGGGCGTTGCTAGAACAACAACAGATGTTCGCTTTGCAGTAACACTTCCATCTAAGATGCGAGTCAGCCCGACCTCAGTTGAGTATTCGACACTTATTGCGGCATTGCCGGGAAACTCTGGTTTAACTGTAACCGCATTAGCTTTAGACAATTTTGGCACACAGATGCAAGGTCTTACTGCAACTGTCTCTGGTGCTACTGCTGGTCAGATGTATCAATTATTAGCCAACGGATCTACGAGTGCCTATGTCGCTCTGAACGCGGAGTTGTAAAATGGAAAAAGTTACTTTTGTTGAAATTGAAACATTAGAAGGCGTACAAGAACACGCAATCATTGATCGCGGCAATGGTGAGTTCACCTCAATGCTAAAATCAACCTATGACGCTATGCAAGCGGAACAATCCACACCGAGTTTGACGGATGAAGCCAAGACTTTCTAAGGCAGCTTCACAGTTAAGGGAGCAGATCGATGACTCGTTCCCAGATCGTGACCGCACATCGGATGGTTGGATCGGTGATACCCGACACGCTCATCGCAAGTCAGATCACAATCCTGATGCTGAAGGCTGGGTTCGTGCCATTGACATCGACCGTGACTTGTTTAAGGGATCGAAACCAGACATCATGCCTGATCTTGCAGATCAACTTCGTGTCGCGTGCAAGTCTAAGCGGGAGAACCGTATTAGTTACATCATCTTCGACGGGAAGATCTGCTCACCCATTCTCAATTGGAAGTGGCGAACATACAAGGGCGCAAACAAACACACGAAACACGCTCACTTCAGCTTTAAGAAAGAAGCTGACTTATTGGGTGAGTTTTATCAAGTACCTATGTTAGGAGCATCTAATGGATAATCTACTTCTCATCATCGCTGGCGTTGCTGGCGTTGCAATCCTTCCTGCACTTCGTCAGGCTATCAAGTCATACCGCGCTCGTAAGTCAGCAGCAGACATCATTGTCGATGCGCTAGAAGCAGCCATCGATGAGGTAGATAAGAAGTGACACAGACAGATTTCTTTCAGCTCTACATCGCTACCATTGTTGCACTCGGTGGTCTTTCAGGCTTTGTCATTACACACCTACTAGCTGAGATCAAGCGACTCCATGCGCGTGTCGATGAGATCTATAACATCCTTCTAGAGCGATAATAAAACCATGGCAAGAAAAGCAACTAGAGCATTAGAGGATCAGGGATACTCAAAGCTAGATGCCTACTGCATTGGGCTGCATGAGTATTACAAATCATTGCGTAAGGCTGGCTTCAGTGAAGGCTTAGCCCTGTTTATGATTACAGATGTTCCATCCTATCCTCGCTGGATTCTGCCAGAGCCAATCGAACCAGAGAAGCTGGGCGATTACGAGGATGATGAGGATGACAATTAAGCGAATAGTCGTAGTATCGGACTTACAAGTCCCGTATCATGACAGGGTTGCCACGCGCAACCTTGCTAGTTTCATCAAGAAGTTTAAGCCAGACCAAGTCGTAACTATTGGCGATGAGATCGACCTTCCACAGATAAGCAAGTGGGAAGAGGGTCGCATGGGCAGCTACGCACAGACCCTAGACGATGACCGCAATGAGGCAGTCGATCTATTGTGGGAGTTAGGCGTAACCGATTGCATTAGATCTAATCACACAGATCGCCTGTATAACATCATCATGGCTAAAGTGCCAGCGTTCGGGGCATTGCCAGAGCTTCGCTTTGAGAAGTTCATGCGTTTTGATGAGCTAGGCATAACCTTTCATAAGAACCCTATGCCCATTGCACCTAACTGGATTGCAGTCCATGGAGACCACACACCCATTAAGCCACAAGGGGGCTTATCAGCCCTAGAGGCGGCTCGTAGGCATGGAAAGAATGTCATCTCAGGTCATACTCACAGAGCAGGGCGTAGTGCCTTCTCAGAGGCTTCTGGGGGTCGTATAGGGCGTGTTTTGCATGGTGTCGAGGTAGGCAATCTCATGGACTTTAAGCAGGCTGCTTACACCAAGGGCGTGGCTAACTGGCAGCAAGCCTTCGCCATCATCTATGTGAACAAGGCTAAGGTGCAAGTCGATCTAATCAACATTGAGAAAGATGGCACATTCATTGTGGCAGGAAAGTCCTACGGCAGACCGAGATAGGTCTGAATTTAGGTCTAAATCGTTATCATTTCGTTATCTAAATGTGCTGGATTAGTCTGTCATCTATGCGACACTAAGTCTGTGAGGGAAACTCCCGATCAGATAGGGCTAAGAATGGCAAACACAGACAAGCTGCTTCTTATCTGCAT